ACCACTCACCCCGTACCACTACGCACTACGCCACCTTGGTTACTCAACCCTTTCCCCACCACTCACCCCGTATTCTCGGATTCTTCGCCCTGTGCCGACCTAACAAGGTATCGCCCAGAATTTCCAAAATCCCTTGTGGTATAACTCACCCCGTAGTATCGTGGTGTTCTCACATAACAGGACTTAGTATGAATAATTCAAAGATTGTTGATGAAGCAGTTCTTAGAGAAGCTGGTATCCAATTACCTATGGTCGTCGGGATTACGGGAGCTGATCAGGTCGGGAAGTCTGCCGCCGCTGATTTCTTCCGCCAGAAAAGACGGTTCATCTCAATGGCTTTCGCTGACCCTATTAAGGCGGGGCTGATGGCCATGTTCGCTCCTATGGGGCTGACGCCTGACCACCTTGAGGATGGGCAGCTTAAGGAGGAGAGCTTCTTGCTGGATGGCATCACGCCTCGAAAGCTCATGATTACACTGGGTACTGATTGGGGGCGCGGCACTGTTGATGAGGATATTTGGGCTGCGCTTGCTGAGATGAGGCTACGGTACTACATAACATCCGCATCCACCCCGGGGATTGTGCTGTCTGATGTGCGCTTTGAGAATGAAGCGAAGATGATCCTCAATTATGATAATAGTCACATCTTGCGGATTCAGTCCCCTGACCCTGATAAGGATAAATACACCCTCCCTCCCATACCTGAACAGCTCGTAAGCCACACTATAACTAATGACCCGGCCAAGGGGCTTGAGGAGTTCCATAAGGAGCTGACGCAGTGGGTGGACACGCCTCGCATTGCCTTCAATGAGAATGTGCAGACGTTCGGGAACGCATGAACAGCAAAGGTAAGCGGTGCGAGTGCCCCAATAAGCTAAAGAACAAGCCTCACCCCCGCTGGCTAGTGGTTAAACGCAAATGGAACGACTCCACATTCATCCCGGATGGGGGCAAGCCCTCGGATTATTCAACGGTTACTTGCGTTGATTGTAATGCTGTTTGGCGCACCAAGGCATTATATGTTGACAAACTGAAAGATAAGCCGGATAATTAATTCCAATACTTCTAGCCCTCCTTACATTCCAGCTCGGCTCGTGGTGTTTCCTAGCATGACGGTCTTCTAGCACACCCTCCTGTGTCTTTGACCATGACCCCCGTAGGCTTGCCTTCGGGGGTTTTTTGTGCCATAACATCCGCATGGCGAGTAATCAAGCACTTAAAAATTTCGTAGCGCAGTCGTTCGAGAAAGGGATGCCGTCCCGTTCAAGCGCGTTTTCAAAGCAGATACTTGAGGACATGCGCGAGCATCAGCAGACGGGGCGCACTTTGGACGAGCACATCTCTGTGCTGACGTCGTTGTCTGGCGCGAGCCACCACATGACTGAGACTGAGGCGGCTCATCTGTTGTCGGCATTCCGCGTGAATCCGGGGCTAGTATCCGTTACTAAGTTGATGTTTGGCGAGGCAGGGTATCGTCTCACCCTGATAGGGCTGCCCCCTATATTGGAGATGATTGCTACTGGGAAGATGTTGCATGAAATTGCTGAGACGCTCAAGGTTCCGGTGTTTTTGCTGTATAAGTTCCTGACCAATACGTCTGACCATAGGGACGCTTTCCGGGAAGCTCTTGCGGTCGGGGCTGATATCTACGCGCAGCGGGCGGATGTGGCCGCAGTTGAGCACGATGAGGCGTTGGCGAGGCACTGGCGCTGGCGGGCTGAGAAAGCTGATCCTGACCGGTATGGGAAGCCTCCGCCGGATGCGCTCTCCCAAGGGCATGGGAATGTGTTCGAGTTGCACGTGGACTTGAGCAGCCATGCACAGTCTGAGGTCGGCCAGCAGCAAAAGAGTGTGCTTGAGGCTACTGCGGTTACTCAGTCCGATACGGCGTCCCTGCTTGAGCAATTTGAGGGCGGGGATCAGTGAAGTACATCCCCTCGAAGACATGCCGTGATTTCCACTTAAATGAAGAGGGGTTAGTTAAGCTTATAATTGGCCCTTATGGCTCGGGCAAGTCAGTGGCATGTAGCCTTGAGCTACTTATGAAGAGTATGCGGCAGACGCCGGGGCCGGATGGGGTGAGGTATACGCGGTGGGCTATCGTAAGGAATTCGTTCCGGCAACTTCGCTCGACGACTATCCACACATTTCAGGACTGGATACCTCCATCGGAATGCAACATTGTTTATGACTCTCCTATCCGGGGCACTGTTAACAAGATGCTGCCTGACGGGACTCGTATGCACGCTGAGTTCTGGTTTTTCCCGCTGGATTCTGAAGGCTCTCTCGGTAATTTGCTGTCTCTTGAGTTGACCGGGGCGTGGATTAATGAGGCGTCGGAGATTTCCAAGGAAGTGTTCACCGGGGTAATGAGCCGGTGCGGGCGCTATCCCAAGAAAGACAAGGGGGAGCTGTCGTGGTCGGGAGTGATCATGGATACTAACCCGCCGGTTAAGAACCACTGGATATATAACACCTTCGAGCAACAGTCATTGCCAGGGTTCAGCGTGTATCATCAACCCCCCGCGCTGCTTATTGAGTACGACCCCAAGCACCCCAACGACCTCCACCACGCCAGATTTATTCCCAACCCCGAAGCTGAGAATGTTATCCATCAACAGAAGGGGTATAACTACTGGCTGGATATTGCTAATGCGAGCCGGGACAATTTAGAACATATCAAGCGGGTGGTGCTGGGTGAGTACACCATGGGCTTGGCGGGTAAGCCGGTCTATTCCGCGTTCATCCCCCATGACCACTTGAGCGACTCTGAGCTGCGCCCTACACGCTCCAGTATTATGGTGGTCGGGATGGACTTCGGGCTGAATGGTGCGGCGGTATTGACGCAGTTTATTGACGGGCGGCTTTATGTGCTGGATGAGATTACTGCCACCGACACCAGTTTGATTGAGTTCATTGAAGAGTTATTTATCCCTCTGATGCGGGCGCGGTATCCGGGGTATCAGGTGTTAATCGTGGGCGACCCGGCGGGGATGGGGCGCAGTGGTATCGACAAGGCCACCCCCATCAACGTGCTGGCGCAGTACGGGTTCACCGTCATGCCTGCTCACACTAATTCCATCAGTAACCGCATAGATGCTGTCAGTTGGTTCTTGCGTAGGCGGGATGCATTCGTCGTGGACGCTAAATGCGACATGCTGATATCCGGGTTCTATGGCGGGTATAAGTGGAAGGAGAAGCGGGGGACTAACGGGATGCAGAGTATTGGTGTTCCTGACAAGAATGAATACAGCCACATACACGACGCCTGCCAGTATGCTTGCTTGTATTATAAGTCAGGGGGCGAGGTGCACTCAGACCTTGGTGATAAGTTGTTTGGTGACAGCGGGGACGGGTTTTTCATGGAGGATACCCCTGCGCAGGTGGCCAGTAAGAGGAGATTTTTATATGTCTGAGCTACCGTATGTCCGCCCTGCACCACCTAAGTTGGACAGGATAGTGTCAGCATTATTTAAGCCGGGGTCGCTGGACAACTTGAGCCGTAGGCTTGAGCAGATTCGTCAGCTTCGGAGTGTGCGGGTTAATGAGCTTTCAGATAAATCCGGGTTGGGTCGGTCTACCGTGTATCACTACTTGGCGGATAGAAATGGTCGCATTCCGATACACGCATTGATCAAGATTCTTGATATCCTTGGGTATGAAGTAGTAGTGATCCCCAGAATCAACCCCCGAGCAGGCAAGAACGATGGACTTCGACGCACAAAAACTCGTAGACGTTAAAGTAGTGGGGCTGCCCAGCAGCGCACCGGTACTTGATACACCTAAAACAAGCGACCCGTTACAAAAGGCGGCTTCCTCTGCAGATGCTGACGCTCGTGGTGAGCAGGCCAAGAGTGACATCGCAGATATCAAGAAAATCTACCAAGAGCCGGGGCAGGATTTGGCTATGTGGGTGAAGAGAAGGTTTGATGAAGCGAGCAGCAACCGCTCTTCGGCGGGGATTGACACGGCGATATCCGACGCACTACGGATGCGCAAGGGTGAATACACTGAGGCAGAGAAGGCGCTGCTTGGCGGTGAGCAGACGGCAGTTTGGTTCCCGCTCGTCGAAAGACAATGCCTGACGGCAGTATCGTTCTTGAAGAACGTCCTCAATAAAGACCAGAACCGAATGTTCGAGTTGATGCCGACGCCCGTCCCGGACTTGCCTACTGCTATGAAGGACGCTGCATCGGACTACCTCGTTGAACAGTTACAGGAAGCTGTTCAGTTAGGTGTTGCTGTAGATGCTGAGGCGATTACGCTGGCAGCGGAGAACATGCGGCAGACTTTGGTGCGGGAGTTAGAGCAGCAATCGCAGGAAGCTGCGCGGGCACATACCAAGCTAATTGATGACCAGCTTACCGAAGCTGGGTGGGGCACTGTCTTCGAGGCATTGCTTGATGACTTCGTAACTTATCCGGCGGCGGTTATCGCAGGCCCCGAGACAACTATCTCTTATGAGGCGAAGTGGAAGAACGGCAAGTTGTCCCGAGTGCGCAAGCGGGAACACCGGTATCGTAATGTAGACCCACTCCGTTGCTATCCCAGCCCTGACTCTACCACACCCAATGATGGGCAGTACTTTATCGAGCTGCGGGAGTTCTCGGCGCGGGCGCTCCAAGATTCCAAGAGCTTGCCTGGGTGGTTGCCCAAGCACGTGGATGTGATGCTCAACGAGCACCCTAACGGGTACACTGAGTTTGGGTCATCTACCAATACCCATAGTGTTGAACGGCTGAAAGATTCTCCTCACCGCAGTGACACTAACCATCTCTACGACGTTATCTGCATGTTCGGTTTGATACCGGGCAAGTACTTGATGGAGATGGGGATTACCAAGGATCGCGACGGGAACGACATCAACAGTGCCGATGCCTATGAGAGCGAGGTGTTCGTGATGGGGGACTTACCGGTGAGGGCGGTGCTGGTTAAGCGTGAGCATGAAGTACGGCCATATTACTCAGCCAGTATGTACCGGAAGGTAGGGTCATTCTGGGGAGGGGCTATCCCATCGGCATTGAAGGATTTGCAGCGGTTGGCCAATGCCACCTTGCGCTCAATGGTAAGAAACTTGGGGTTCAGCTCTGCGCCCATATTCGTCGTGGATGATGCTGTATCCAGCACGTCACAGGGAGCAGTGGATGAGATTATTCCGGGAATGACTATCCATGTTAACTCGCTCAAGTCTCCCGGCATGGGGCGTAGCGGTTCCGGGGTTGATATCATTAAGATCAATCCGGGAGTGGAGACGTTCTCGAATCTGCTTAATCAGATCGTGGAACATGCTGAGTTGGCCATTGGTTTCCCACGGTACTTGTTGGGAGCGCCGACGACGGGCGGTGCGGCAAGGACTCTTGGCGGGCTTTCGTTGCTCCAGTCGAATGCGGCGGTGCTTTTGAAAAGCTCGGTTCGGAACATCGACACCGGTATTATCAAGCCGCTCATTGAGTGGCGGTATTTCTACAACTTGGCTACTACGACCGACGACACTATCAAAGCGGATGCCAAGGTTGAGGTTCGCGGCGCTGACTACTTGCTGACTAAAGAGGTTAACAAAGGCCGCTTGATGGAAGGTCTGAACATGGCGCAGCCGTTCGCTCAGGCCGGGTTCATTAAGCCTGACGGCATTGCCCACTTGCTTCGTGAGCTATTCACTGACATGGGGCTTGATCCTGATGCCGTGGTTATCTCCCCATCAATGGCTGACCAGCTCCAAGCTGAGTTACAGTCGGCGCTTAAAGAAGTCGGCGGTATTGCCGGGGGAGTCCCTTCGAGTAATCCTATGGCGCAGTCTGCGGCTGGGCAGATGGCTACGCCTGCTAACCAAACAGGTGCAGCTCCTGCATTACCTCCGGGCGCACCACCTCCGGGTGCGGCTCCTGCATTACCTCCGGTGGCTGTCCAATAATCAGAACAAGGTAAGCGAGGCTGACAACGGGTGGGTATACTGACTTCATTTGGACGGAGCATACTATGCCAATTCAGCTTGACGGATATCCCGTAGTTATTGCTGATTCAGTATACGACACAGCGCGAGGCGTGGGTGTCGTGGTTGGGCTTCGAGACGACTGTTTCGAGGTACGGTTCGGCAATCGAATTGTTGTGTTTACGTCATCAGGTAAGGCGTCTCGCTCTTCTCACCGGACTTTGTTCTGGCATAACCCCTTTGTAGTAACCCCCGCTAAACATGCAGATGATTGGGACAAGCAGCGCCAAGCGTTGCGGGTGTTCACTGAGTTCGTAGCTGGTATCGGATGCGAGTCGGGCGAGGTCACTGATGGCTGAGATAGACGGCGACTTACAATGGTATCCAGTGGACGACGCCAGTTCGGAGTTATGGTGCTCCGCTGATGGCGTGGCCATTGACCGGGCTAAGTACGTGACTGTCAGCAGCAAGCCCGTTCTGGTTGAGCTGTATGGACTTACTGAGTGCCACAAGTTCGCAGCGTGGAAGTTCGTGGGATGCGGTGAAGGCGACCACTGGAATCGCTTGCGGTGCGGCGGGGAGCCTTTACTGATCGATAACAAGCACCCCGAGCTTTTGCTTATCATCCCCGGCAGATACAAGATCCAGTTCGTAGGGTGCTGCGATACTTCGCCCGTCGATGACGTTATCTTGGTGCGCACCCCAGTCAGTAGCGAGACTGCCCGATTAATCATCCAGCAGCGTTGTTGCTGTCCACACACAGGGGAGTTAGATTGTGGTTAACTATTTAGACAAAGCTCCGTCGGGACTGAAAGACAAACGTAAGTTTTTATTCCAAGAAAACGACATGAAGATGTACGCTGAGTTTACGGTAACGAATAAACCAGTGGTTCTCAGGGCGTTTGCTTTGGGCGAGAATGAGTGCTTGTGTTTATCGCAGGTACATGATTCGTGCTGCGGCGATAAAATTATCAGCCCCCTTGTCGTGGAGTGTAAGCAACATTGCTTAACGTGCGGTGAGAATCGTATTTATGTGGCAACGCCCGGTACCTATCGGTTCGATTTGGAAGAACCGAACCAAGATGCCATCGTTACCATTCAGGAAATTGAAAAGTCACAGTTAAACTTTGAGGTACAGACATGGGCTTGAACGGTCAATACGGGTGTGTAGGCGCACCAGAACTTGAGTACGACACTACTAACCACATGCTGATCTTTAAAGATGGCAAAGGTGGCGTTACTAATCTGAATCTTAACGAGGTAGTTGCTGAGTGCATCCCCGGCGGAGTGCGCATTACCAACGAAACAGGCGACACTGTTGAATGTGTCACTGGCCCCAACATCGTGGATATCAGCTACGACCCGTCAACGCACGAGCTGGCTTGGACTGACAGCGAGGGCACGGTTGAAACAGCGTTACTGGAAAGCACTGATGTGACTTATCTGCAAGCTGACCACTCGCTTACTGTTTCTCGTCCCGGGCTTCCTCCGACCAAGCTGATGTTGGGCACGGTCAGTTGTTCTTATGACCCGGCGACGCACGAGCTGACTTTAATCGACGAGCGCGGCATTGAGATACCTTGTCAGTTGAATGTCACTGAGCTGCTTTATAACGACGATACGCACACCTTGGAGTATCGCAACTCCCAAGGACAGATCGACTCCGTGGAGTTGAATACCGTCTCGTGCACATACGATGCTAACCAGCACCAGTTACTGCTAACAGATGAGAAGGGCATTGACCATATTTGTGTGTTGTCACGGGCGCAGATGAGCTATGACCCGGACACGAACTTGCTGACGTTTATCGACGAAGCAGGGTTGGTTAGTACTTTTGCCTTGGCGAATACTGCGTTGGACTACGACCCAACTCACCACCGGATTACTTATACGGACACTACAGGTGGCACTCAATCATTTGATTTGAATGTGGGCGTTTTGGAGTATGTCCAAGCAGCGCATCAAATCCGCTACACGGATGAGCACCGCCAGATCCATGTCTTGCCGTTAGGGGAGACCACCGCGACGTACAATCCTGCGACTCATTCAGTGATGCTTACGTCCCCAAGCGGGATAGTCACGGCATTACCTCTTGGGTCAACCGGTGTTGCATATAGCAACACTGACCATGCGCTTACTGTGTCCAGACCGGGGCTGCCTCCTGTCACTATCCCGCTGGCCTTGGCCAGTTTACAGTACGATGGCGTTAGCGATGCACTGGTGTTCACCAACGAGAAAGGGGCTGTTAGTAACTTGCCTCTGCGCCAACCTTCTCTCTCATGGGAGTCGGCTTCTCGCCGGTTGACGCTGACTACTCCTGACGGTACTGCGCATTCTCACATCATCCCTGACGGTAAGGGAGATGTAGTATCTTACGATGAGGATAACGGTACGCTGACTATCACTCACGAGGATGGGTCTTCTACCGTCGTTACCTTGGCGGGCAATGGGGCGCTGGCTTACGATCCGATCAGCCATTCATTGCAGTTTAGCGACTCCGAAGGTAACACTTCTAACCTCCAGTTGGACGTGGGCATTTTTGAGTATGACCCAGTACAACATGCGCTTGTCTACACTGATGAACGCGGGGGCGTGTCTCGATACGATCTTGGGGTTGGCAGCCTTGTATGGGAAGAAGCATCCCGAACGCTGACGTTCCAAGCGCCCAACGGGACAACATCCTCCGTTGTTATCCCAGACCAGAAAGGCGACCAAGTGTCGTTCGACGCTGGTGCGCGTGAAGTAATTGTAGACCATGAGGATGGCAGCACTACTACCATCCCGCTGGATACTCCTGCTGGTGGCGCTCCTACTATGGAGTACGACCCAACAACCAACACCATCTTATTCGATGATGGGGTTAACCCTCCGAAGACGTTCCCGCTGAACAGCGATTCATTCTCGTATGACTCTGCGACTCGCACGGTGATCCATACTGATGCAGAGGGCAATCTGGTATCGTTCCAGATCCCCACCGACAGCGCTAATTACGACGCCGCTACTCGCCAGTTAACCTTGACTGCCGTTGATGGCTCAACAGTTACAGTGCCGTTGGATCGCGCATGTCCCACGCTGGTATATAACGCAGGTGCTCACTCACTTACCTTCACTTGCGACGGCAACGACGACACGATTGCTCTTCCGGTAGGGGTGATGACCTATGACCAACCGGGGTCGAAGCTCGTTTACGTTGACGAGAAGGGAGATACTCACGATATCGTGATCCCCCATAACAGTTTGTCGTGGGATGACACCACTGGCATTCTGACGATTGCTAAGCGCGATGGGACTGTATTGACGCTGAGCATTCCGAAGTGTCCTACCATCAGCTATGATCCAGTGACAGCAGAGATCACAATGACCTGTGATGGCGTGGATCAGGTAATCGATTTAAAGACAACCAACCCTTGTACCTTCTATAAGCCAACGGTAACTGAGATCAATATGGCAGATGCCTTGGCCACGACTGATGTGGTGGGTACTGTAGTAGGAACCATCTCCGTCGGCACTCCAGCATGTCCTTCGGAAGTGATGGATGTCATGGTCACAGGTAATGTTAGAGTCGCAGCTACAGTGTAGGTATTCCGATGAGTCGTAATGTAGACATAACGCTAGGTACTTTTACCGGCACCCCACCAACCCGCATAACTAACGGCGGGGTGGACTTTGAGTGGGATTTCACGATGCCCGATATGTCCACCATTACGGTGACTCTTGGGCCCACTGGGGTCGGTTCCCTCGTAACTCCTACTGGGCCGCAAGGGAGTGTCCAGTATCCGTATAGCGATGTCCCCCGGCTGCTGCTTAACGATGATGACCCCACTACTGGGGAAGTAGCGCAGTGGCAGTACACATTCAGTCAGGCTGTTACGCTGGCAGGATTTACGCATGG